CCGCGCTGCTGGCCAACCCGGTCGTCTGGATCGTGATCGGCGTCATGGCCCTGATCGCTGTCGTGGTCGCCGCCGTTGTGTACTGGGACAAGTGGACGTCCGCGCTGATGAACACTGAGGCCTTTAAGTGGGTCAGCGCGCAGCTGAAAGCACTTTCTGACTGGTTCACGTCCATGGGCGGCTGGAGTGGCATGGCTAAGGCGGCATGGGACGGCATCGTTGCGATCTTTCACAAGTCGATCAACGCCCTGATCGAGTTGCTGAACAAGATCCCCGGCGTCGATATCGAGACCAAGTTCGGCGCGATGCCCGAGGTGCCCGGTACCGACATCGGCGTCAACACCGTGGACGGCGCTGCAGCGGCGCAGAAAGCGCGGGAAACCATCAACTCGGCCATTCCAACCCTGTCGCCGGCGCGGCCCAACGCCGTGCCCCCGGGCGGCTTGCTGACCAGCATCCAGAACAACAACAGCAGCCAGAACAAGGGTACCCATGTGGAAACCCTGAACATCCATACCGGCAAGCCTATGACCCCACTGGAGCTGGAAAACATGATGAGCATGGCGGTGCCGGGGTGAGCGAATACATCGACCTGCTGATCCACGACAACGACCTGGTGCTGGACCTGTCCCGCCAGCCGCAGCTCATCAATGACCGGGCCAGCATCGCCCAGGACATCGCCCACATGATCCGCGACAGCGGCTTGCTGGTGACCCTGGTCGCCGAGCGCGATCGGCTCAGGCAGCGCGACTGTATCCAGCAGCTGGAGCTGTTGGTGGAGGCGGACGAACGCCTGGTACCCGGTACCGCGTTGATTACCCAGCTGGTACCAGGGCAGTTCCTGGTGACGGCCACCACCCTGAAATTCGGGACGATCGAGGTAACGTTGTGAGCGACGTAGATTTCAAAAAGGCGCTGACTGACGCGGGCATTCCGACTACAGAGGCAGGCCTGCGCCAGGCGTGGGAAGCCGAAGTGGTTGCCCAAGGCAGCAAACTGAGCAACACCAGCACCTGGTCACCGTTCTGGCGTGTCGTCACCGCATTGGTGACCAAGCCGGTGATGTGGATTCTGGACTTCTTAATCAGCACGGTACTGCCGAACTTCTTCGTCAAAACCGCCGTGGACGCCTGGCTCGACATGCTGGCCTGGGGCGTGAACGTCGAGCGCAAGGGTGCAACCAAGGCCACAGGTTTTCTGCTGTTCACTCGCATGGCTCCCGGCGGGGCCCTTGAGGTCGCGGCGGGCACGGTGGTGCAGTCCGCCGCGATCAATGGCCATGTTTACCAACTAGTGACCACGGCGGTCGGCACTTTCACCGACGGCGTGATGCAGCTGCTGATTCCTATCGAAGCGGTGGACGTCGGCAGCGGCTTTAACCTGGCGCCGGGGTACTACGCCGTGTTACCGGTTCCGATTCCTGGGATCGCTCAGGTCGTAAACCCCGACGGCTGGCTGACCACGCCCGGGGCGGACAAAGAGCCCAACGACGAACTGCGACTGCGTGTGCGCAACCAGTTCTCGGCGGTCAATCAATGGCACACCGACGCGGTGTATCGGGCGATGATCTCCGCCTTCCCTGGCGTGCGTCCGGACGGCGTGTATTTCGAACACGGGGCCCCACGCGGCCCAGGCAGTGCCAACGCCTTTGTGTTGTTCGATGCGGACGTGCCGGCGGCGACCTACCTGGAGCAGATCAACGCCCATATTCGCGACCTGGGCAACCATGGTCACGGCGATGACCTGCTGGTGATGGTCATGCCTGAAACCCTGTATGTCTTGCGCGTAACGCTGTGGCCGCGCTCGACCTTGACCGACACCCAGCGCCAAACCTTGCTGGATGAAACCGCACTGTTCATCCGGGCGGCCTTCCGCGAGAGCACCACCAGCGATTACCAGCCGACGCTGACCTTTCCGCAGTCGCGGTTTTCATTCAGCCGTCTGGGCGAAGAACTGCATCAGCAGTTCCCGGGCATCGAGTCGCTGCACTTCGACAATGACGACATCGTCTCAGAGCTCAACATCCCCCGGATCCAGAGTCTGCAGGTGCTGATCAATGATTAAGCTCGATCTGAAGTTCTGGCTGGCCGGTACCGAACTGACCAAGCTCAAGGACGCTGCCCAGAGCTGGTGGGAAAAAGTCGAGGGGTGGTTGCGCTGGCCACTGCTGCAGCTCGACGCCGATACCTGCCACCTGGTCATGCTCGACCTGCTGGCCTGGCAACGCGACATCACTCGCTTCAAGGGCGAGCCGGAGGCCCTTTATCGCTTGCGGGTGAAGTACGCCTTCATCAACGCAGTGGACGCCGGCAGCACTGCCGGCATGAAACGCATCCTGCAGCGCCTGGGGGTCGGTTACGTCGAGATCGAGGAACGCATGCCCGATCGGGATTGGGACGTGGTGCTGCTGCGTTTCTCTGATTCCCAGCTGTCGAAGAACCCCGAACTGCTGCGTGTACTGATCCAACAATACGGCCGCACCTGCCGCCGCTATGACTTTGTGACCCTTACCCCAGTGACCTTGCGTGTCGCCGTGGTCGACTTTAACGACGACCAGCAAACGCTGGTTGCCAGCCTGTAGGAGCCCCCCATGGGAGCCAGCATTACCCTTGCGGGTGAAACTCTTATTGCGCAAAAACACGCCGCCCAGCAGGGTCTCGACGTGGCGCGCTTCATCTTCGCTAATGTCCCCGGCCTTGATCCCAATGGTCCAGTCGATCGCGCTGCGCCGAAACCCGCTGCCGGTAAGATCGTTCACGTTTACGACATCCCGGACGACAACGCCGGCTTTGTGAATCCCAACCAGGTCGTGTACAGCGCGCAGATCGGGTCTGATGTCGGCGACTGGGACTTCAACTGGATCGGACTCGAGTCAGCAGAAGGCGTGTTGTTTGCCGTGGCGTATGTGCCGCTGCAGGTCAAACGCCGCAATATCCCGCCGCAGCAGATCGGCAACAACCTCACGCGCAACTTCCTGGTGGCGTTTGACGGGGCCCAGGTGCTGACCGGCATCACCATTGATGCCAGCACCTGGCAGCACGACTTTACCGTGCGCCTGGCCGGGATCGATGAGCGCGAGCGCCTGAGCAATCGCGACATCTTCGGTCGTGCCTGTTTCTTTGGCCCTTCGCTGCAGTTGGAGAAAGTCGGCAGTACGTATCAGCTCAAGCCCGGAAGCGCTTACATCGAAGGTATTCGTCTGGTGCGCTCGGCCGTGCTCGCGGTGGTGCCGCCAGCATTTCCGACCACAGCATGGCTGGATGTGGCCCTGCAGCGTGAGTTGAGTGATGTGGTGGCCAGCTGGAGCGTGGTGTTTGCCGCCAATCGTCCGGACTACACCGACAGCGCCGGTGTGCGCCACTACTGCGTGGCCATCGCTGATCTACCGAATGCCGCCACCATTACTGATCGTCGCAGCGTCGAGCTGATTGATGGCCCGTTGGTCACTCACTTCGCGGCTCGCACTGGCGATTATGAACACTTGCGCGCTCGGGCCACCACCAAGGAAGACGTGGACCTGGGCAACCTCCCCAACGCCAAAAGCGACAGCCTGGTGCTCGCCGACAGTGAGAGCCTGGCGACGTCCAAGGCGGTGGCCGACTTGTGGAAAACGATCTGCGTGCAGATCTCCAGCGTGGCGGCGGATAAGGCGCTGACAGCTGCCGATCGGGGATTGGTGGTGGTCGACGCCGCCGCCGGCAACCGCATCGTGACGCTGCCCCCGGCGAACGCGGCATTGGGGGTGATCGATTTCATCGTTCGACGTGCCGACAACAGCGTCAACCGCCTGGTGGTGCAAACCAGTGGCGCGGACAAGATCAAGTTCCATACCCATTTGCGCGCCGCCGGTTACAGCTTCCTGACCCTGATGGGCTCAGGCGACTGGTGGCATTTGCGCAGTGACGGCGCCGGCAACTGGTGGCCGGTGGGCCGGTTCGACACCACGCCGCTGGGCCGGCCGGTGTTTGAAACCACCCTCGTGTTACAGCCAGGTGGCTATGGCGGCTTGAACAGTGCCGTGTTCAACCGGGCCGAGTGGCCGTGGTTATGGGATCACGCACAGCAGTCCTCAATGCTGACCACCGAAGCGGCTCGCGTTGGGATGGAAGGCGGGTGGACCAGTGGCGATGGAGTGTTGACGTTCCGGGGGCCGGAGGGTCGAGGCGAGTTCTTGCAAGTTCTGGATGAGAGTCGCTCAGTTGATCCGGGTCGTGCTGCGGGCAGCTGGAAGGACTCTCAGAACAAGTCACACAACCACTCGACTCCTGGTGCTGGGAACTTCGGCACGCAGATGCAGGGCGGCGGCAGCAACAACTATTCGCTGTGGATTCCCGGCACCACTTCATCTAGCGGTGGAGCGGAGGCTCGTCCTCGAGGCATCGCCTACGCGGGCCGGATCAAACTCATTTAAGGGGCTTCAATGCGTATCTATTTATTTGACCCGCTCGGTGTTCTGACGGGGCCGTTTGAATGGTCTGAGTTTCCGCAGTTCCCGGGGCTTGGCCAACAGCTGCCGGGCAATGCCATTCAGCTGGAAAAGCTTCTGGCCCCACCAAAGGCTGGCCACGTATGGGTGCTGGTCGAGGGAAGTCTTCAGCAGGTGGCAGACCACCGCGGTGTTGTGTTCAGTACTGAAACAGGCGCTGAAGATGAACACTTTGAGCTGGGGCCGTTGCCCGAAGGCTTGACCAAAGAGCCACGCCCCTCCGCGCTGCATCACTGGCGTGCCGGGGCATGGGTGAAAGACGCCGTGCAAGTTCACCTGGTGAAAGTCTACGAAGTGAACCGCGCCTGTGAGGACGCCATCATCGTTGGCTTCTGGTCGTCGGCATTGGGCGAGCCCCACAACTACAGCAGCCAACTGGAAGATCAATTAAACCTGAACGGGGTTATTTTTCGCGGCGTTGACACCCTCTATCCCTGTCGCGACGAGCGGGGGCGCAAAGAGTTCAGGCCCCACACCTTTGCGCAGATTCGTCAGGTCAGTGATGACTTCACTGTATACAAGCTGGAGCTGCTGCAGAAAGCGTTGCAGCTGAAACAAGTGCTCGACCTGGCTCTGGAGAGCAATGATGTGGACGCGCTCGAGGCCGTGACCTGGGAGGATACCCAACCATGAGTTGGCCACCGGTGACCATGCGCTGGCCAGAGCAGGCTACCCAATGGATGGACGGACTGAGCGCAGCCAAGGATCTGGCGGGCAGTGAACTGGCCAACACCGCCTTGCGCTTGGCCAGTCTCGACGGGCAGGCCAGTACCAACCCGGGGCCAGTCGGTGGCGCGGCTCAAAGCGCGATCGCTGCCGGTCGTGCTGCGATGGCCGAACAGATGGACGAGGCGCCGGCGTGCCTGGTGGTGACGCCGTTTCAAAGCGGCATTGGCCAAGGACGCGGCAACCAACGTTTCCTGTCGGCACCGAATCTGCTGCAGCAGCTGGCGAGCAAATTGGTCGACGGCACCGACACCGGCCTCCCGACCGGGCCGCAGTACGCGCTGTCAGTGTTGTTTCTGGGCACCAACTACGACCAGTTGGCCAGCACCCTGTCGCGCTTCAACGCCGTGCTGCCGATTCCTGACCTGGTGCGGGCTGAGCGCCGTGCCGGACACCTGTCGACGCTGGAAACGGAAAAGTGGGAGATTCCCAGCTCTGGCCGTTTGCCGCGTTGGCAATCACTGCCGCTCGAGCGCTGCACCGTGGTCAAGGCGGCCAAGCAATCCATGTCTGGCCAGTTGGCGGTGCTGGAAAGCTACGCGGCCGACAGCTCGCCGATGGGCGATCTCGCCGCGCTGGCTACACGCAAGGCAGCGCAGCAGGAGGGCCGTGATCAGCAGTTGAATGACCTCAAGGCGTTGCTGGCCGGCGGTTCCGCCGACACCAGTATGCGCGCCCGACTGATCGGCCCCGGTGACGTCAATGAGCTGCGCCGATCGCTGCTCGAGGGTGAAGCACCAGGTCACGAATGGGTGCTGTCCGCTGGCGTGTTGCTGGTCGGATCGCTGGAAGGGTTGAGCTTTGTCCGGGAGCTCGTCGGCCTATGACGCTTTTACTCGATGGCGAACAAGTCCTGGGCAAGAAGATGAAGATCACCGCCAATCTGCGGATTGAGAGCGACGACCTGTCGGGGCAGACCAGCAACACCCAGACCGCGCACAAGGGTTTCAAGCCCAAAACCTTGGCCGTGTCGCTGATGATCCCTTTTGTCGACGGGACGCAGCTGCGCACGCTGATGCGCCTGGCGGAAGCTACGGCCGGCGGTGGCCAGCTCAAAATGTATCGAATCGTCAACGACACCGCCGCTGCGTTCGGCATCCGCGAGGTGCAGTTTTCGGACGGTGTCAGCGCCCGGGAGGACGACACCCTGGCCGCTTGGCTGGTCCAGTTCACCCTGTCGGAAAAGGCCTCAAACCCCGAGAAGGTCGAGCAGCGGCGGGCGGCGAATGGCGTCAGCTCGCAGTCTGCCCCGGGCCAAGCGGTGGGTGGATCAGGTGCCGCCGGCGAATCCGGCAGCGGTCAGGAGTTGAGCGGCTTTGAAAAGACCCTCAAAAAGCTGGACGACTACCTGGCGCCGAAAACATGAAGCTGCATAAGGTTTTGACGATCGCCGGCCAGGTCTACCCGCTGATCAAAGACGAAGTGCGCCTGGACATCAAAAGCCCTGGTCGGGCCACGTTCACGGTGCAGGCGGGTGAATCGCTGAAAGGGCTGGTGACGCTGGATATCGGCTACAACGAGCGCACGTTGCAGCGCCACTTCCTTGGCTATGTCGAGCGCTCGACCGCTGCCAACAGCACCCAGCAGTTGGTGGCCTGCCGTGAGCTGGCCTCGATCCTGGCCAACCCCTTGCCGCTGAACCTGCGGCACGTCGACCTGCAGGCGGTGCTGGCCGAGATCAGCGACAAGACCGGGTTGGGATTCAGGGTTCCGGACAAGGCCTATGCCAGGGTCAAGGCACCGTTTTTCTATAGCTTGGCGGCGGGCTACCTGGCCATGGACAGTCTGGCCAGTGTGTTCAGCATCCCCGACTTTATCTGGCAGCAGCAGGGCGACGGCGAGGTGTTTGTGGGCAGTTGGGCCGATAGTTTTTTCGGTACCCGGTCTGCGCTGCAGTTGCCCGTCGAACTGTTCGACGGTTACCAGGGCAATCAGAGCGCCATGATCGCGCCCCTTCCAGGGCTTCGACCAGGTGCAACTATCAATCAGGGCGAGCGGATCACCAGTGTGACCCTTGCCGGCAATCAAATGGCGATCAAATGGACGACGCAATTCGGCGCAGCGTAGCGCGGCAATTCCCTGAACTGAGCGGTGGTTACCACTTGCCGCGCTTTGGCCGCGTGGTCGCGGTACCGGATGCGCCGGCGGCACCCGGGCTATGCGACGACTTCCGGCCGCGCTTCGGTGTCGACGTCGAAGTCTTGCTGCCGGATGGTGAGCCGGATCCGGATCTGCCGATCCTGACCAGCCTGCCATTGCCGGCGCCGATGGGCGGGCAAGAGGCTGGCATGTTCGGTTTTCCGGAGGAGGGCACCACCGTAGTGGTCA